TGATATGAGTCAATCGACGAGTTGTAATAGTTTCATCGATACCACCGTCTTCGAATGTTCGACGAATACCGTCAGCCCATTTAACCAAGAGCGACGCAAATTCATCATCAACACAGTTATACGTTGTCATAAGATTCTTAATGATCTTAAGTTCAATCTTATCACTTGGATAATCTTGTTCGAAAGTTACTGCAAAACGCTCCAAGAATGCTTCGTTAAGAATATTGGTACCGATGTATCGTCCATCATCGGAACCCTTGCCTTTGGTGTTTGCTGTAGCGATTATATTAAATCCAGCTGCAGGGACGATCACCTCGTTCTTGAGTTTAAAGTAATATGGTTTGCCTTCGAGAATTGGTTGTAAACATAACAATGTGTTAGCTGAACCGGCATCGATCTCGTCTAATAGTAATGTGTGTCCACCACGCATAGCTAATAAGACTGGACCTTCGACGACTCTGACATTACCATCTTCGAGAGTCTTAGCACCAATAAGTTGTTCTTCGTCTGACATCATGTTTAAGTTAACACGAATAAGATTTCGTCTATGTTGAGCACAGATCTGTTCGATCATGGTAGATTTACCATTACCAGTAGGACCTGAGATATAAGTTGGATAGAAGATACCTGTCTTAATAATTTTCTCGAGATCGCTGTAGTTACCAAAAGGTACATAGTTTGGATCTACGTGAGGTACTAATGATGTAGTTTCAAGCTTCATGATATTTTTGACCTCAGTTAAAGGTGATTCATTTGCTGGTACTGGAATAGCATATAAACCACGACCAACTTTAGCTTTCATAAGATATACTGGATGGTCTATATTTAAGGCTTCAGCAACAGATACTAATTGCTGTCTAGATACTGTACCAGAAGTTTTAACATCTGGGTACATTTCAAATAACTTTGATTCTACTGCTGCTTTTTGTTCATCACTAAATTTCATAATTTATGCCTTTCATCAATTTATAGTAGTATTATATCTTATTTGCGATTTAATGTAAACTGTTTTGTTTTCATTTAAAATCAATAACTTAGTGTTTTCATAAGTTGTTGATTCTACACCCTTTTGAAACCGTGGTATCCCGGTGGCACCAGGATTCACGATCTCGCGCTGGGTGTATATCTTCATTAGGCCACCCATCCGATGAACTGATTGAGTAGAATACGTGAAGTCTTTTTAGTATTAAGAGCTTTACTAAATTCTCTAGCGATCTTAGAACCAGAATCTTTAGATGAAACTTCAAGTTCTTTATCATCTTTGATCTTAGTTGAATTAATAGGAATAAGGAATAGATCGTCACGACCAGTATTTTTAAGAGTTGCAAATCCATTTTTTCTCATTGCTGATTTTAAGTCATCAACCATACCATAGTTACGTTCAATACCATGACAATCCATAGCATTAATCATACTACGATAACCAGTTTGAGTAATGTAAAAACCTAAAGTTGTAAGATTATAACGATCTTTGATAGCTCTAAGTAGAGATTTTGTTTGCATAGCAGTATCATCTAATGGATAATTTTTCTTAGTTACTTTATCGGTTAAGAATGGTACTAATGTCACATACTTAGTATTATCAATATGCTCTTGTCTACCACGACGAATATTGAAACCATCTTTGTTTCTAAGAATAGAACCATCGCCATCAGTAAGAGTAATAAGAGTCATCTTTTCAACATTGTATTGTTGTTGGAATTGCGGAATATAATTATAAAGGTATGTCAATGACTCATTTAATGGAGTAGAACCTAGTCTAAATCCATCTTGATAAGTAAAGTATCTTGATACTGTAATATCAACCATCTTATTAAATTCTGAATTGGTCATTTTAGAACTGAATAACTCAAGCAATTTAAAGTTAGCATGGAGCATATTAATTTCGTTTTGATTAATTAATTGAGATCTTGCATCGCGATTAAGATAATCTGGACTTGTTTCGTCATTACCATATGCATCAGTGAATGCAAATACTTGGAATGGTATTTGAGATCCTTTACAGAACATAGCAAGATTAATTACTTGTTCGATGGTTGGCTGTATACAATCACTCATAGAACCAGACCAATCCAATAACATAATCATACCATGATTTTTACCTTGTGGCAAAGTCATAACCTGTTTGAAAATATCTGGATTAAGTTTGTATTGATAAAGTTTACGCATATCCAATGAACCAACTTTAGAGATCTTAGCTTTCTTATAAGCAGTAGCTGCTTTTTTCATCTCAAATTCTTTGATAAGATAGTTAACAACTTTTTTAGAATTTAATTTGAATTTTTCTGAATACTCAAGGTCTGTTGGACTACAAACACTAAAATCTGTTCCATAACCATATCGACTCATGCTTTCAGCAACTTTTTTGAATATATCCTTATAAGATACGATTAAATCAAGTTTATTTTTATCTGGAAAAGTATAGTATTCATATCTAGTATTAATGTCAGCAACCTCTTCCATTTTTTCTCTAAGTTTGCGTTCAGTCTTAGATTCTAGATCGTCTTCTTTGTTGTCATCTAAAGTTTCTTCAGCCGTGGATGTCTCTTGAGAATCATTTTCATCAGTGTCTTTCTCGTCATCAGAATCCATTTGCATGTTACTACGTTGAGACTCTTGTGGTTGTTCATCACCAAATTCTACGTCATCTTCATTTGATTGAGCTTTCATCTCTTCGATTTTATCATCAAGAGCTTGTTTTGAATAACCGTAGATCTCTTTTGCCAACTCAATAACATCATCAACTGTTTCAGTTAACTCTGCTCTTTTAACAAATTCTTTTTCAGTATCATTAAAAGTTACGCCACAGTTATAACCAGCTTTGAAATATAAGTTGATCTTATCGATCAATAACATATTCTTAAAGTCTGCTTCAGCAACACCAAAGAAGTCTTTATCATTTAATTGTTTGTAACCAGCATTAAATGCTTTACGAAGACCTGGATATTTACGTTTCATTAATTTTTCAATACGCACGTCTTCGATAACATTAAGATACCCATGAAAATGTGGGATCTCTTTATGTTCTGGTTTCATGTATTCATCTGGATTTGTATATAATGCATGACCAACTTCATGACCTACTAACATATCTAGTAGATCATCAGTCATATCCTTCCATTGTGGAAGTCTTAATGTACGATTTTTAATATCAAATGAAGCAGTAGATACAGGCTCCTGTACCACTGTTAGGTTTTCATTTGCTAGTAATTTTGCTATTAAGTCAGTTCTATTCATCAATCTCTCCAATTTATAAGACTATTATATCTTATTTTCGATTTAATGTAAACTGTTATTTTTAGGTGTAGATTCAATAAGTTATATATAAGTTATTGATTTAAAAGGTATTCTTGTAGGGATGTTAAAGGATATCCAAAATTGGCTTTAGCACTTATCCAAGATGATGCTAGTGTTTGTTCTTTTTCATCACAGTCTAAATGCACTCTTGTGTCAATAAGAAGGCGGTTTTCAGATGGTTTATATTGTAGATAGTAAGTTTTAGTAGTAGTCATATAATCTCCTATTTAAAAGAGTATTATATCTTAAAGGCCAATTAAAGTAAATAGTTATTTTAGGTGTAAAATTAATAACTTATAAAATAGTTTAAAAAGATACACCAGGATAAACTGATAGTTTACTTATAGAACTATTTTTAAACTACGAGTTGTTGACTACCGTGCTAAAGTCATTAGTCTTTTCGAATCGAATGTTGTTCTTGAATTTATCTAATAGAACATCACCCTTATGTGATATCACAAATACGTTAGAATTCTCTCCTAATGTATCCATGACTGATAGGAAATAGTCAGTGCCAGCCACGTCAAGACTAGAATCAAAGATCTCGTCTAAAATTAGTAGATTAGTATTGACTGAGTTTTTCATCTTGGCAATCTGTCTCCATGTAAATAGGATAGCCAAGTCGATACGCATCTTTTCTCCTTCAGAAAAGGATGCATAAGTAAATTCGTCTCTAAATCTAGACCTAATGATCTCATTAAAAGATTCATCTAGTTCAAACTTGACGAAAAAGTCCATTGCGGACAAATACATATTAATAAGTTTATTCATTGCTGGTAGATACTCACGAATAATCGTGGTCTTAATACCAGTATCTCTTAATAACACTGATGCGATATCTTGTAGATTCTTTTGTTTAACTAAATCCATCTTAGCATTATTTTTTTCTAATGCTTCATTAGCAAGCGTTTTGATTTTTTCTTTTTCAGCATCGATATCGCCTTGAACAGATAGCTCAGAGATCTCTTTCTCAAACTCTTTATTTGCTTTAATAAGTAAATTCATAGCAGATATTTCAGTTGATATTAAAATATTTTTATCTTGGATTTGTTTAAGTAATTCTTGTTTCTCTTGTAGATCTTGACTGAGTTTAGTATAAGCAGAATTTAATGTTGACATACCATTATTAAGTTCTTGCTTATCATGAGATATCTTACTAATAATCTTATTCTTATGTTCATGCTGAATGCCTTGTTCGCATGACGGACAGGTTTCATTTGAACTAAAGAATGATATATGTTCATCTGCTTGAGCCATCTTCTGTTGAAGCTTATTCATATTAGTTTTACATAAATCAAGATTCTTATCGACATCTAATTTATTATTTAATTGTAAATTAAGTTCTTCAATATCTTTATTCAATAGATCTACAAGATGGGTCTTGTCTGAGATCTCGTCAATATTTGCCTGAATCTTATCAGTAATAACTTTAGTGTTTTGATCTTTAGAATGTTGAAGAGAATCAATTAAACTTTTTTGTGCTTTAGCTTTCTCAGTAATGATTCGAATCTCTGTATCAATACTATTAATATCTTCTTTAGTTTCAGCCATCTTTTCTTTTAAAATATTATTCATCACTGAGAATACTTTAATATCAAGAATGTCTTCAATAACCTCTCTTCGTTGACCTGACGGAAGTTGCATAAATGGGATAAATGATGCAGAACCTAATATAACAACTTGAGTAAATGTTTTATAGTTTAATTTAAGAATTTGTTGTTCAAGTACTGATTGATAATCTCTTGATGCTGCGTCTTGATTAATAAGATTACCGTTCTGGTAGATCTCAAAGATATTTGGTTTCATACCACGAACAACTTTATACTGAATAGGGCCAATATCAAACTCAATCTCTACAAGACAATTCTTTTGATTAATAGAATTTACTAATTGCCCTTTGTTGATATCGCGAAAAGGCTTATTGAACAGAGAAAAGGTAAGTGCATCAAGGATAGTGGACTTACCTTCTCCGTTCTTTCCAACGATCAAGGTTGTTGAGTGATTATTTAATTCTACTTTATTTGGGGTATTGCCTGTTGACAGAAAGTTTTTCCAACTTACTGATTTGAATATTATCAAACGACCTCCATATTAATAGCTTCCATGTATAACCCTTTTACAAAGGTTTTAATAGATTCTTTATCTCCTTCCGTTTCGACGGAATCAATATAATTACCAAGAATACTAATAGTATCTTCCAGATTAATCTCAGAATCAATGGTACCTTCATTGAACTCAGATAAATCCTCAATGATTTTAACTTCATACGGTTCTTGTTCGTATAGTTGATTAACGAATCGATCAAACTTATACAGATCCGTTTTATTTATAACAACCAACTTAACGTATTTCTCCTTTATATCTACTTGTTTTAAATCTATTGGTTCTTTGTCTTTATCATCATAAGTAATCTTCTCATGAATAGTAAATGGATTTTGAACAAATGTTAATTCACGAGTTTCAGTATCAAATACAGAGAAACCTTTTAGATCACCAGCATCTTGCCATGTCATTTCATATGGTGTACCAATATATTCTATGTTTTCTGCTTTAGATCTTGTATGATAATGACCTGACAAAACTCTTTCATATTTAGCAAACATATCATGAGATAAGCCCTCTTCTGCATGCATGCCACGATACATTGGAAACCCAGCTATTTCAAAATGACCCAAGCAAAGATCAGACTTACTATTATCAATAAAATTAAAGACATCATTTTCATTCTCCTTACAGATCCATGGTATAAGATCTATTGATGCATTATCTTCATGCATAGTAGTTGGTTTATCAATGATCATAATATTATTATATTCACCAAGTATTAATGATTGTGCGTTGACTTCTAAAGATTCTTTCCAAAAGATGTCATGATTACCTAGTAGAGTTATAAGTTGTATGCCTCTTGCTTTTAGTTCATCAAAGAAGTATTGCTTACATTCAGCTAAAGTATTAAAGTTAATAAACTTGCGTCGATCAAATAGATCTCCAAGTTGATATATGACTTTAATATTATGTTCTTGCATGTATGGAAATAAAGTTTCGTGATAGAACTTTTTCATGTAAGCGTGAAACTTTAGAGAATCTCCACGCACACCAAAATGAGTATCACCTAAAACTACAAATTTACTCATGATCGCCTTCAATAAAATTATCTAGAGTTACTGCAGACTTTTTCTTTTTCTTTTTACGTTTCTCTTCAAACTGATCATCAAAAGTTCCATGTTGTTGCATGAATCCAACGTATGCATTATGGAAATCTTCATCATGATCTGAATCTTGTACTTCAAAAGATTCTATAGTTGTATCACGAATAAGTTTACCTTTAATATAAGATTGTTTTTTTTCTTTATCAATTCGACGTAGGAATGCATAGTAAATAATTTGCGTGAAATACGAGAATGGATTACTAGATTTAGTTGGATCAAAGTTATCAAAATACTGAATGCAGTTTTCAATGCCATCAAGAATCATATCATCTTTATAAGAATAGTTAATGAAGTTTGGCCTATTGGCTAACTTAGTTGCTATCTTTAAAATACATTCACCAAGATAATTTGGAATGATTGGTTTTTCGTCTCCACAAGATTCTGCTTCAGCGCACGCTTTCTGATATTTTTGTATCTCTTCAAGAAAACGAACATTGTCCACGTAGTGGACTGGTTTTTTTACTTCAGTCATTAATGTTACCTTTATAATATAAGTTCATTATATAATAGAATTGGATTAATATGAAATTAATTTAGTAATCATCGTCATCATCTTCTTCCCAATAGTAATAGAAAATAAATGCTGATATAATACAAGCGAAAATTAAAAAATAATTGTACATTAAATCTGGATGGGTGTATTATAACTATATCGGGTTCCTAATGAATAGTCTTAGATATATCTAGTACTATTTTAGGTTCTAAATCTTCTTCTAAATCTTCCTTTAGTCTATCTCTAAACAAATTACTTAGTTTATCGGTTAGCTGCTTGAGCTCCTCAGGATTATAGGGTTCAGGATCTGGGATATTGCCGAGAGATTCGTCTACTGATCTATTATACTCATCTATGTAACGCTCATCTAGATCTTTCAAGAATATTAAATGTTGTTTATTAAATGTAAACTCATCTTCAGCAGAAAAATGAGTCCATGGACCTAATACAATAGATTCCATAAGTCGACCTTGAATATTTCTATTGACGTGTTTAACTATCATTGGAAATAATACACGAATATCATAATCATCTTCAGAAGTAAGATGACCAAGTATCTCTTCTCCAGAGACTAACTTCATAACAACATATCTATTTGCTTCCATTAGATGTGTACCTCATGGATTTTGTAATCGAATTTTTCTTCAGAGTAAATCTTAACGCGTTCAACAAAGTGTCCCAATGTGTGGTTCTTTCTAGATTTATGTTGTAGATTATCAGCAATATCGTATAGTTTTAAATGTGTTTTACCATCTTTTAATCTTAAACCACGACCGATAGACTGAAGATTTCGAATCTTAGATTTAGTCGGTGACGCAAAGATAATGTTCTCTATACTAGGAATATTTATACCCGTAGAAAACGTAGCATAAGAAGCTACAATAATAGTATTATCATCAAGTTCTGTATTCTTACGAATGTCTTCTCTATCTAAAGTTTCTACTCCACCATGAACTATGTAGACATTTTTACCCATAGCTCTAGCTTTAATATCTTCATAAAGAGGTATACCATGTTTCTCAACGAATTGAAATAATACTAATGTATTACCCTTACAGTTAAGAGCTAGATTACGAATAAACTTGTTTCTAGATTCGTTTGCGATAAGAAACTGCATCTCTTCGTTATAATCTTGTTCTTTACAAGCTTTTCTAACTTCCTCTTTATACTGTAATATTAAACAGTTAATATCAATTGGAACTACTCGGCCTGAATCCATAAGTTCTTTTGTAGTTGTAACACGATGAACTGGACCAAATAGACCTTCAAGAGTTAGTTGATTAAGTTTCTTATTGTCGATAGTACCTGTAGTACCGATTCTATACTTGACATGCTGCATTCGTTCCATAATAGTCACCAATGAAGTAGCTTTAAATTGATGCGCTTCATCGCCAACAATCATATCAAATTGTTCAAACCAATCCTTTGGTTGTTTATAAATGGATTGCCATGTTGTAATAAGAACATTAGTAGTAATTTGACGAGTAAAACCTGAATATAATTTTTGACAGTTATTTTTTACAGAGAAACCATTATGACTTGAATAATCTTCAAAGTCTGAATACATTTGTTCGACTAATGATGTTGTTGGAACTACGATAATACATTTACGATCATGTTCAAGATGGTATCTAATTAGACAGTAAATCATGAATGACTTACCAGAAGCAGTTGGAGATAGTAATACTGTTCTATTATTACTGATCGCGTGATAGATTGCTTCTAATTGATAATCACGAGCTGGAATTGGTTCTCCACGCGCATACATGTTTAAAGACTCTACATATTCATCTACTTTATTTTTTGAAATATCTTCTTTATCTAGTATAGAACTATATTCATCAGTTGCTTTAAATGTTAATTCATATCCATGACGATTACAGAATTCTACTAGATATGGATATAAACCTACATAGAGAGTTTTACGAATAAGAGAATACAGTCGAACTTTACCATCCCATAATCTTGCTCTAAACTTAGGAGTAAATCGAGCACCTGGAACTTCATACGTAAAGAATCCTTCTAGATCTTGTTCGCACGAAACATCTCCATAGACTCTTATATAGACTTCAGATATTTTTTCAACTGTTAATTTCATTACATTCCAGCTAGGAATCTCTTCCATTCAACTGCAGTTTTAAGTTGCCAATCACGTTGTTTAATTTGACCTAGTATTGACTCTAATAGATATCCCATAGTTTCAAGATATTCAATTTTTGCATTAAGTGTAATTAGTTCTGAATCGCCTTGGAGTATTTCATCCATCTCATTTTTAAGAGGTTTGATAAGTTGGTATTGTTCCCAACCTAGTTGTTGTAGTTCTTCTCTAGATAATTCACCTCTATAATATCTAAACTTATTTTTGCGTAGATTATTATAGTCAGCACGAGCTTTAGTTAACTTTAACTTAACTTGAATTATAAGCTTTATATATTTAGAGTGTAGTAAAGCAGACTTAGTTGCTTCTTCACCTAGATGATTATCACTCATCTGGCAGTCAGCTTCCCACATAGTTTGTATTTCATCAATATTCATAATTATCTCACATCAGTCAAAATTATATTATATCATAAGACCGATTTAATGTAAACTGTTAAAGTAATTTAAATGTTGTATACTTAAATGTTGCGTTACCAATCAAGTAGACGATATCAGACACCGTTGATTGAAAGGTTAATGAACTAAGAGACACTGGAAATAGATCAGTGAATATAACAGACTTAACAGGAACATTATTACTAGCTAATATCTCCAGTGTACCATCTGAATAACCTTTTGCTATCTCGCTAGTATCATATATGTTTCGTAATGGATTAGTACTTTTAGTTTGTTCTTCAATATAATCTGTATATTCTTGATGAGTATTAGGAAATCCTAAACCAGTCATCCAATTATAGATTGCAGTATAGTTAGTCATATTCTCATCAATAATAAATTGAAAGTTTAGATCACCAAATGTCATCATCTCTCCTGGAATTTTAGCACGTGAGAGAGGAGTACCCATTTCAATATCACCTAAACTTAGTTCAGGTAAATTAACTTCTTGAGCAAAATATGATACACCCGGTAATTTATTGATCGATAACTTAAACCCATTAGGACTTAACGGATTAATATTTGAAGGTATCGGACATCCTGTAGTTGTAGCCATAGTAAATTCCTTATTAGTATATACTA